CGGCTAACGACCAGGACATCGCCTTCGCTCCGCTGTCGCTCCTGTCCCGATGGATCGAAACGCGCCAGCTCACGTCTGAACGCCTCACGCGGCTGTATCTGGATCGCCTACAGCGCTTCGATTCGAAGCTGCGCTGTGTTATTACGCTCACCAGCGAGTTGGCCCTGTCGCAGGCCCAACAGGCCGACCGCGGGAGTAGAAACAGACGTTGCGGGAGTGAGGATGCCGGTAGAAGTCACCAGCGAGCTGCCGCTAACGAGCTGGGCATGCGCATTGGCGCCATAGATCTGCGCCCATGCATACTGATTGGACGTACCCTCTTCGACCAACACGCCCACTGAGCCGGGCGCGGCAGCCGTGAGAGCGGAGGCCGTGAAAGCACCATCCCGAGAGATCAGGACCGCAGCCCCCACGAACGCCGGGAACGTGAGGTCAACAAGAACGTACTCGTTTCCAGAGCCATCTCTGGCGCGCGCCCCGGGAGTGAGATAGTCCGGAAGAGCGACAGAATCACCCACGATTGCCGCAGCGGAGTCCCGAATCGACTTGAACTGATCCGGGGTCCCAAGATATAGCAGTGTAGACGCGGCCTGTGGCTTCGCAACCGAGCCCACAACACCACGCATGACCTGGACGCGCCCAGCCACCGGAATAGCCTGAACCTTCATGATCTCGATGGCCCCGGTGCCGGCGGCGACGAGAAGAGACCCGACCGTGATATTCGTCGTAGCGCCTACGGCGAAATCGTAGTCCGAAGCCGTGATGGCGTTCGTGACAGTGGTCGTGTTGAGCTGCGTGACTGCCATGACGCCCTCCTAACCAACAACCCGGGTAGCCATCCGTTCCTGGATAGCCGCCGAGCCGAAGAGAATGTCCAGACGATTAAGGTTCTGGTCCGTGGTGATCTGGAACTGCTCCACGTACCGGATGGAAACGGCGAGAGACTTGCTGTTGACCCGAGTAGCCTTCGCTCCACCGTTGGGCATCACGAGGTCAGCCATGACCGACGCGAACGCCTTGGGGTGGAAGACGAGGTTCTGTGGGCTCACCGTTGCCGCGAGGGTTCCGCCTGCCGCCATCGCCCAATACGTGATGACAGCGTTGTCCGCCGGGGCCGCCGTGACGTTCGCGAGGGCGCCGGAGGTGATGATGCTCGGGGAAATAGGAAGCGTGATTGCTCCCGTGGTGTCCGAGATGTCGGAAGTCAGAACGAACTGCTGAAGCCGGCCAGTCGATTCCTTCGAGAGCGGGTTGACCGAGAACACACCACCGATGGTGATGATGTCGCCCTTCTTCAGAACCGACGTACCAGAGGCCCATCCATCCGAGATGATGCTTGAGCCGGTCTGGCCGGCACCATTGACGAGCGGGGTAGCGCCAGCACCACCCACCGATCCAGACGTGAACCGGGGAATGTTCTGGTCCTGGAACCACTTCTCGATACCAAGTTGGGCCTGCGCAAACTGACCCTTCGACCAATTCTCGGAGACCTTCCCCTGGGGATTGAAGAACGCCGCAGTCGAGAACGCGATGGTTGCATTGGCGAGAGGCTCCAGCACAGCCACGAGGTTCTCGTCCGGCCCTGCAAGATCCGCGATTTTGACGCGAGCCTGCGAGTAGGTGAGACCGGAGGCGGGAGTCGTACCAAGCGTCCCAACCGTGTTGTAAACGCTCTTGTACACGTCCGCCATGCTCTGACGGTCGTACACGTTCGCGAGCGTCTCCGCTGCGGGCATCACGTACCGCTGGCGGATGTCATCCAAGTCGGTCGTCGCCTGAGACGAGGACCAACCGAAACCGACATGACGTCGCCGGTTGAGGATGAGGTTCACCGTCCGGTCGAGAAGGTTCTGGATGATCAGACCTTCACCGTCGGAGGCTTCGAACTGCTGAGGGAGACGGACCTTGACGGTATCACCCACCTTCGCGCCGTCGCGGGAATATTCGTCGTTGTACTCGCGATTGAACTGCGCCACACCGCGCAGACTATTCACGAAGTACATGGCCGTCTCCATCGTCACCCAGGTAGGGGTGATGAGGGTGTTCGCCATCGCTAAGTTTTCAGTGACTTAAGTCACCGACCTCGTTATCGCGACTTGGCAGGCTTCCAGCGCTTGGAATACTCGTCCAGAGACATTCCTTCGCGGTAAGTGCCTTCGTCTGCGACCTGTGGCGCACCCGTTACTGGCCGAACGGGAGGAGGCGCCTTGCTTACAGACGGCTTGGGGTTGGTGGCAGTCGTTTCAACGCCCAGGCTCGTTACGAGTTTCGCCATCTCGCGAGTAATAGCTCGCGGAGATCTCAGCGCGGCGATACGCTGGAATTCGTCTTTGTGCTCCGAAAGATACACCATGAGCGCCGGGGCATCGTCTACGTTGTCCACGATCTCATCCGCAATGTACGTGCGTGGATCTCCGAACCGCGGGTCATCGTGAGAGATCTCTCCTCGCTCGGCCATCTGGAGAAGCTTGAATGTGGGATATAGGACAGCGACGTGATCACCGATCTTGCTCCAGAAGTCGGGATCCGCTTCCTTGGCTTTCACCACGGATGCTTTGTAGCGGTTCTCATACTCGCCCATCTGCTGTGAGCGCTGATGGGACCGCTGGGCCTCTTGGGCCCTCTTGGCTTCCGCCTGATACTCATACCGAGCCGTGGCGCGGGTGAACTCGGCGTAGTCCTCGAAGTCTTCGACTTTTGGAGCTCCTGGGTCAGCCGATTCCTTCGGTGGCTTTGGGGGAGCCTCGATCTGACGAGCAGATCGGGCGTGCTCGAGCTCAGATCTCGCCTTGGCCGCCTCTTCTCGTGCGGCGGCGGCTTCGCGGCGGGCCTCTGCGGCTTCCCTGGTGGCCTGAGCTACTCTGGCCTGTGGGTCATGCCGGGGATTGCCCTTGCGCTTGTCCTCCTGCTCGCTGGGGGCCTTCTCGGCATCCTTATCCGCCTTCTCCTCCTTCGCGGCTTCCTTGGCCTCGGCCGCACGCTTGGCGGCGGCGGCTTCTGCGCCCCTCTTGCCAAGCTCCGAGGCCGCATGGGAGAGATCCGGCTCCCCATTCTCGTCCGTGTGCGTCTCTTGGACGTCTCCACCCGTCTTTTGAGTGTCTCGGGCCTCAAGGATGCCCGTCATTTCCTCGGCCGTAGACGTATTGCTGGAGACGGTAAAGCCTCCATGCTCGACGGTGGCGACGGTGGAGGGGTCAGAACTCATAGGCTTGCTCGCATTTTACTGTCGATTTACCGCAGGTCAAGATTAATCACTCTTCTGTGTTCTCTCCGGCATCCTCGCCAGGCGTCTCGGTATCATTGGTCTGCCCATGATCTCGGGATACGGTCACGGAGTGGGCTCCCGCTCCAGCCATACCCACCTCATGGGCGGCTTGGAACTTGACCTTTGCTGTCTCGTGGGCGTGTTCCTCAGCCAAGAGCGCGGCTTCGTGCGCAGCCTGGAACTTGGCCATCTCCTCGTCGTGCGAAATCTCATTGGCGAGGGCAAGATTCTCGTTTTCAAGCTCTCCGGCCACGATGGCGCCCTTTGCTGCGGCGTTGATCTTGGCTACAGCGATAGACGCAGCATCCTTCATGGCCTGAATGCGCAACTCTCGATCCGCATCGATCTTGGCCTTTTCGATAGTCGCCTGCTGTTTGGCCTGCTCTGTCTTGAGGAGATCTGCGGCCTGCGCCACCTTCTGCTGCGCCTCTTGGAGCTGTTGCTGTAGTGCCTGCATCTGAGCCTGCATCTGCTCGGGATTGGGCTGGCCGTCTTTCTGGTCCCCGAGGCCCGGGTTGGTCTTCTCTCGAAGCCTTTCTAGCCGCTTGGAGACTTCCTTGGCGCCGGGAAAGTCGCGGAACTTGAAGTAGAGGTCCCCAATGACAGCCAAGAGCGAGGGGTCGGCTTCGATGATCCTGCCGATCTCGTCTGCGCCCTGCTGGAGCCTGGTTTGGGCAGGTTGTCCGATGGTAACAGCAATGGATTCCTTGCCCTCGGCCAAGTTGTGATGCTTGACCCCGGGGGGCAACGACTGACCCGGAGGCATTGGTGGGGCTTCAATGGGCCTATTGCCCTGCATCACGTAGGGCTTGTTGAGCATAACCGTCTTGCTCTCATCTTCGTCGCCCAGAACCTGAGTAATCCTCCCCTCACGATCGTAGATTCGCGGGAGGAGCTCCAAGACCACCTTGGCCTCATAAAGCATTGAGATAGAGCCCAAGTTTCCGATGTAGTCTCCGGTCCCAGCGTCCGCCTGCTGCTGGAGGGCCAGAATCGCCTTACCGCTCTGGTCTTTCTTCTGCTGACCGAGCGATGGCTCATAGACCGCCGTCGCTATCTGAACAATATTCTTGGCCTCTTGGAACAATTGGAGGGAAAGCCCCATCTTGGTCCCATCGATCTGCATTGGAGCGGGGGGGCCGATAGGGTTTCCATTGAGATCCTTCGGTCTGTATTCGACATAGGGGACATTCTTCCGGTTGATGTCCTTCCACTGGTCTTCGTGGCCCTCGAACTGCCCCTCTGCGCCGATGTAGGGGGCCTTGGAGAGCCTTGAAATGTCCTCCACGAGCGATGAGGCGCCATAGTTCCCCATCCGCTGACCATCTCTCGCGGGGCGAACCATGCCCTCCCAGCACCTCTGGCCGTCCACGGGCTGAAGCTCGCGACCAATCACGGGGACAAGTGGGATGTTTCGGATCCTTCCCCCCTGCCAAGGCTCGTCTTCGATGATGTCCGCTCCAGTAATCACCGCGCGCCATACTTCAAGCCGCTGGGCTTCGCGCTTGTAGGGCGTCCCGGGGACGGTCTTCGTCTCTTTGATCGGGACCTTATAGAACACCTCGGCTACAAGCGGATCTTTGCGCTTCCCGTCCGTCTTGACCCAGCCCGGGGCCTGCTCCTCCATCATGAGAAAGTCGGTATTTGTGTACTCTTTAGCCTCTGGATACATCGCGCGGAACGCATCGCACGTCATATATCCGGCCACGAAGATAAAGCGCGCGTCGGAATAATCCGGCTTCTCTGCGGCCGGGTCCGCATAAACCATGTCTTGATAGAGAATGCGCTGGTAGGCAATCTCCTGGTCACTTGGATTGTCGGAGTTCTCGTCGTACTGCGTCACGATGCGATACCATCCCCTACCAGCTTGGATCGCCCTGTCGAGGGCCCACAGGCGCGCCTGATCCGCGAGTCCGTCTCTCTGGATGCGCTGATAGATGCCCTGCTTGATCTCGGCCAACTCATCGTCCTCATGAACCGCCTGCGGCGAAATGACCGGCTGTACATCGTCGCCTCGCGCGGCGACACCGGTGCATTCCTGGGCGGCTCGCGTCTGCCCAATCTGCCTCCTTCGGTCACTTCACTCCTCACGCGTCCGCGGAGCGCGGGGAACTAC